TGATCTGTCTGCCACTCATGGTAGATAGCTGTTGCTTTAGATTTACCAATAGATGAAGTAAAAGGAGTTTCATCACGAGTAATCATTGTGATAAAGTTTGCTAGATCTTCCCGTTGGGAAACATCTTTTCCAGTTCCGCGAGCTGGACCCTGTGGGCCACCAGTTCCGCGAACACCAAGATTATTAGCCATATTAATTATACCTCCGAGGTATTAAAGATTTAAAGATTGGTTGGCAAGACCTCTCAAAAACTCCATTTGATCTTCATTAGAAGAATCAGGACTCATCGCTCTAGCTTTAACTTCAGCCGCTTTGTCTTGTTTTTTGCGGGTTGTAGTTTTAGCTTTCTTAAGCGGAGCCTTTTTAGATGGAGTAGCTTTTCTTTTAGCAGTACCTTTAGTAATACCTTGTTTAAGTCTACGATAATCATCAACAAACTTTACAATAACAGGATCAGCAATTGAGTCTAATACTTCTGTAGAAATACCTTCTTCAATAGCAAATTCACGAATTGCCACAGCAGTCTCTTCATTAAAGTCAGGAATCATTTCAGGAATGGTTTGATTAAAATATGTAATTTGTTCTTCCCATTCTTTTTGATTTTGTTCCTGTTCAGACTTTTGAAGAGTGGTTACTAGTTCTTCACGTTGATTACGTGCATTCCAGTAACTCTTTTGTGCTTGTTCTCGTTTATCTTTTAATTCGCCAACTTCATATGTATCACCATCTTTACGAGCTTTATCAATTTGAGCTTCGATATCATGGTACTCTTTAGAAAGAGCTTGTTCATTTGAGTACAGTATAGCAGCAGATGCTTTAGATAAGTTTTGGATTTCTCCAACCTTTTCTTGATATTCTTCTTCTAACTGCTTTCTTGCATCACCAAGTTCACGACCCTTTTTAGACAGATGTTGTTCAGTAGAGTAACCTTTAATAAGGTCACCAAAAGAAACTTCAGTATGTTCGCCATCTATTTTGACTACAACTTTAGCTTCTAGATCCAAGTCATCTGTAGCAAACACATCAGGTTCATCGGTAGCGGATTCGTCATCAGCATCTTCTTCGTCTGTGTCGTCTTCAGTTTCTTCTTCAATCTCTTCTTCATCATCTTCATTATCGGATTCTTCTGATTCTTCTGGGTCTTCTTCATCAGGATCTTCCGCGTCTAACTCAGGTACTTGCTCATTGGGTAGAGTATTTACGAAATCAGAGTTTCGTACAATGTCAGCCAGCAAAGCCTCTTCAGTTTGACTATTAACCTCTGCAGTAGGTTCATCCATTTGGGTAGAGTCTACAGTCGCTTCGGTATTACTTTCCATTTGCTATCTCCTCTTTAGGACTAGCCTTTTTAGAATTTTTTATTTTAGTATAATGATCAATAAGTGAATGCATGTGTACAAGTTTATCAGCATTAAGTTTTGCCTTACCTGCGCTACGCATAGAATCATATTCTAAAGTATTAATCATTTCTTTGTAATTCGTTATAAGAGCATCGATATCAATCGGTCTCATTGTTGTCCTCCTGTAAGTGCGGAATGTTTTTCCCGTACATCTCAAAGTTCATCATCTTCTCCTTAACACTTCCTAATGCCATAGCAGAACTGTAGAGGAACTCACGAGATTTAGTTTCATGCGGCTCCGTCTTGAGCCACTCAAGGAAAAAGTCAATTAAGACTTCACCATATACTTCATCAAAAAACTCATCCCGTTCCCTAGATGCAAAGTGCCCCTTAACATGGGATTGCCTTGCTAGTTCTTCGGGATGAATTTTATGATTACCGTATGACTTTTCGTTTCCCAGCTTCTTCTCAGCTGTCTTACGATACTTTTCCATTTATTTCTTTCCTTTATGTACTGTTTGAATATCAAAGGATGCTTTCTTTACCGCACCAGGGTGTGGTTTATAATCTCCCTTCATAAGTTTAAAACCTGAACCTGCTTTCATCCAATGAAAACCGGAAGGTGCGTCAACAGTTTTTTTAGCCATTATGCACGACCATGAAGGTAAATACGTTCATTGGTTTGAGCAACTGTTCCGTGTGTGGTTTTTACGTTTTCCATTACACAAGCCCCATGCCCACCAGCATGAACATAATGTAAAAAGGATTTTGCTGCTACACGAATATCTTTATCCGATGCATGTTGTGTTCCAGCACATTTAAGATCTAATGTAAGAACTGAATCTGTTTCATTAATTAAATGTACATTTTTATTTCCTGAAGTTGTAGTTACTGTACCCGATTGGGTAGCCCCTACACCAAGTTTACTAATTACTGAATGTGCCATTTTATATCATCTCCTGAGGTCCCTGTGGTCCCATCTGTGGTTGTGGCTGTGGTTGAGGTGGGCTTAGGATTTGCCTAGCTAACATAATAATCTGGTCATACCCAGGATGTTCTGGTAACTCTGCACCCTCTTTAGTCGCTCTAATTTGAAGATCTGCCCATTCTTGAAAATGTTTATCAATAGATACTGCAAGCTGTTTAGAATTATCATCCATAGTGTTTTTAGTTTGAGCACCAGTGTAAACAACATTTGCTTCTGATAATGCAGCTTCAGCTTCAATCTTACGTTGTTGCAAAGCTTGTTCTGCTTGAGCTTTTTGTTGTTGACTTTGAATAGCCTGAGCAGCTTTTTGTTTAAAGTCATCTGTATTATAATCTTGTAAAAAGTCATTACTGTCTATGTCCATTGCTTCAATTAGTTTAGTAGCAAGGATAGCTGGAGCTTCTGGTTTTACAATCATACCTGCACCTTGTTGTGCTAATGCAGGAAGAATCTCTCCAGCAATACGACTATACTTTCCTATTAACGCAGAGTTAGAGTTTTCACCAATATCTAGTAAAACTTCTAAATCCATAGTTGAAGGTAGGTTTTGCATATTAATAGATTTAAATGCACCTGCAATATTATAATCCATATTACCTTTCATATTACTACGCATAGTAGAATAGATACCAGATAAAAGACGTTTAAATCCTGTCTCAGCAAATCTACGAGCAATATGTTGAATACGTTTTTGTGCAGCAGACTGAACTGCCGATAGCTTTTGCTCAGAGTTACCTGACACATATAATGTATCATTAAGACCTTGAGCAGCCTTGGACATACCAGTGGCTTGCTCTTTAATCATTTGCAAATGCTCAAGCAATGGCACAGTACCTGTTGAGATTGTCTCAGGGGGTAACTGTTGAACAGCACCTACAGGACTACCATTAGTTGGTATGATTTGTTTAGGCTTCATATTCTGCAATGCAGAGAAGTCTACCACATTAGGATCAGCCAGCTTAGGCGAATAGTTAGTGAGGTATGTGTTCTCTACAAAGCCACGTAGGATGGCGGTCGATGCCAGTGTAGAACTACGTGTAAAATCTGCCATTGATAAACCATAAAATTCAAATGGAATATCGATAGGGACAATAGAAGCCATCGGTACTTCATCACAATCTTCTTCATATAAGATGTGAGACCCTGCTATAATAAAGTGTTTTAGTTCTGCAATACCATCACCATCACGATCAACATGCATCCAGCATTCTGTAACAGCTACTTCACGATTAGCTTCTAGTGGTGTGGTTTCCTGCTGCAAGGACCCTTGAGTGTACTCTTGTCCTGTAACCTGTTTACGTGCTGCAATATCTTGAGAGTATTTTAAACTACCTGACCATGTATCATCACCAAGCTCATCCCAAGCATCAACATTGTCAGCCATTTCAGGATAGTATTTACGAATTTCTGAACGTGTCATTTCTGTTTGCATACCAACAAAGGATGCATCAGTTATGCAAGTAGCATCTCTTGATATACGAAAGTTTTCTGGTGGGACTAACTCTACCTTAACACGAGACTTGTTAATACGTTTACGAATACGAACATCAACATACATAAGTTCTACTTCTTGAGAAAACTCTTCTGGTTGATTTTCAAATTCTAGGTCACCAACAATTTCAACATCATCTTCTGATAACAGTTTATCAAGATTTGGTTGACTAATCTTTTCATATTCTTCGAATACGTAATCGTAGTCTTCAATGTAACCCCAACGACACACAGCATTTTTCCATAGCAATGCTGCTTTCATCCATTGTTGTATAAGTTCCCATCCATTATTCTTTTTAAACAAACAATAGTTAGTTATGTCAGAAGCGTCCTTAGCAGCTTGAATTGCTGCAGGGGAGCTATCCCAAGGCATAAACCTTGCTAGTCTTTTATTTGTAAGAAACAAATCTGATAAGACAGCTGTATAAGCTTCAACTACTTCTGTTGTAGATGTGTCTACAATTGTGCTAACACCCTGGGGTGACAAGTGGTAGTCAGCCACTCCTGCATATTCGTAAGTAGCTTTTAATCTTTCTCGTGCTAGTTCAGATGAGTTTAACCAATCACCAGTAGAGTTCTGTACACCAGATTCTACCATGCTGATCAGTTGCTCATCACTAACAACCTCTTTGTATCCTTCGGGTCCCATTACCTTTTCCCTCCAGTTCCTGAATATATAGGCTTAGCTTTTTCTAAAGCTTTTAAATCATAAGAACCAGCCTTGGGTAATGTAGCTTGAGGTTTCTTAGCATCTTTTTGTTTATGTGTTTCTTGTACAAATCTAGACATTTACCACTCCTGGGTTTACGTTCTATGTCGTTTTACTTTGCTTGCAACCTTTTTAGGTTGTTTACTAAATTGTTTTCCTGCCTTTGTAGCTTTTCTCTTAGCCCTAGTGGTAGCAGCGTGTTCTGCTGACGAGAGACTAGCCACAGCTGAAGCTGGCATATAACGCTCTCCAGAAGCCAACGGGCCTTGTGTAGAGGGTTTACCACTTTTGGTTCGCCACTTCTGAGAAGTCCATTTGCTTAGACTCTTTTGTGACGGTTTTTTCCCGCCCATCAGTCTCTATAGCCTCCACCATTCGCTTTATACTGTTTAGCAAGCATCTGCGCCTTTCGTGCCGACCATTGGCCTGAACGACCTCCTTTACTACCCGCTTTAATTCTGTTAAACAAGTTTTTACGCATTGTCGGTTTCGTGTAGTTACCTGCCGCATTTACAGCCATCCTTAGCCTCCATAATGTATATATCAAGCATTTCTAATTTCTCATGCCACTTAGCCATACTGCTTAGCTCAGTTTCAATAGCACTGATAATATCACTATGCTCACCAATCCCAACAGGGTTATCTAAATAGACTTCAATATTTGCCACGTGCTTAGCCACATGGCCCTCTGCGTGTTTACGAACCGCTTCTAACAATTTATCCTCCATGATTACCACTTAACCTTATTAGCCCAGTATGCTGCGCTTAAAGGTCCACGAGCAATGTTTTTTCCATGACGAGCTTTAAATGATTTACGTTTCATTTTCATACGCCTAGATTCACCTGCCTTAGGCTTACCTGCAGTGCTGGCTCCTTTTTCTCCAAACCGTATTAATTTTCCTTTAGGAGGATTGCCATTTTTTCTCGCAAGGACTGCGTGGGACTTTTTGGGATGGCCTGGAGTTCTTTTTGGTTTGTTAAACCCTGCAAAGGTTTCTCCACCTTTTTCGATTGACATGGTTCTTCTCCTCCTAAATATACAATAGGGCTTTTATAATTATTTCTTTTCCACTTTGGGGATGTCATTATACTTACCAATACCTGCTGCAGTTATCTGTCCTATAGTTCTACCACAGCCAACACAATATTTACCCATAGCATCTAATCTACATACACCAATACATGAGCTTTTCATTATGCTGCCTTACCTGTTTGAGCATCAACACCCATCCACTTAGACCATTCTGCATAATAATGACGCATTCCCACTTCATCATGGATAGTAGAGTTTTCATGTCTACCATGCAAGATATTGCGGGATTCTGTTCCTGGACGCATGGTCACACCTTGACCAGACACACCAATTAAATCTTCATGTAGGTTTCTACCAAACGGTCCCCATATACTGTTGTGATGATTAATCCTGGTTTTTCTATCTTCCTCAGAATCACTCTTTAGTCCATATCCACGAAACTCAATTAGAACTTTGTCGGGACCAAGAGGGGTTACTGAGTCACTACGATATGCGCTACCACGGAGGTTAAAGTTGTAGCCTGGGAAGAGGTCAACCATGTACCACTGGTTTGGTGGTAAATTGGGGAATGATAACTCACCTCTATCCTCGAATCCATCATACTCTTCATAGTTAACAGTAAATGAGCTAACGTTAACGTGACCATTGTCAAAAGGGATATTCTTACGAGCAAAGTATTCATCATTAAATCCTGATACCCTATTAAAGTAATGCATGAAGTCGTGGTAAAACTCACTATTGGTATCATGCCAAAGCTTGTAGTTGGTGTTGATAACTGCCTTGTGATAGTGGAAAACTTCTAGTGGTT